ATACAAAAAAGAACACCACTTCACTTTTTCTTGTTAGTGGCGTTCTCTTTATCCGTTTGTACGTCAATAGCAGCATTCACCATATATAGTTGCTTCTCTGACATTTCAATTGCTTCAGAATAGGATATAACTTTGGCGACAATAGGACGCCAGAAATACCATTCTTTTTTCACTAAATTTTTATAAAAATTAAGACTCTGATGTTGTCTTTCCTGTTCTAAGAAAGGTAGAAGCTTCTTTAATTAACTCCTCATAACCATCATGCGCCTCAATATCTTTTTCTTCGTTACCATCGAAGTAATCCCAACTTACTTTAGGATCAACCACAACATGTTTGAAAATCTCTTCTGCAAACTTTTCACTTGAGAAACGACCTTCACTCATTTGGCAACGGTCTTGAATTTGAGTAAACCCACGTTGACCCGGATGTTGTAGTGTATATGTTACGCCTTCAATTTCAACTTGTTTTTGAGTTCCTAATTTAGTAGCCATTTTAAAAATCTCTCCCTTGTAATGTAAATACAAAGAAGCGGCATGATTCGACCGCTTCGTTATATTGTTATTTTTTTGTTTTTTATGATAGTTCGATTGTTTCCTAATCATTAAGCCTCAGTATAATCAAATACCTGGAACTCGTATTCACGAGATCCTGATTCTTCTTCATACTCTTTACTTGGTGCTTTTTTAATAAGTGCCTGTGTACCGCCTGATTTCTCAGTTCCTCCTTGACCATCTGGAGCTGTTACCCAGATAGGGAATGGAGTTGTCGTTTTAGCTTTTTGCTTTAAAAAACGATTAGATGGTGACTCTTGTTGCACTGTAAGAGTGATTGTTCCAAGCGGATTATTCGTTTTAGAAACAACTACATCCCCTTGAGCGCCTACCTTTGTAGAAAAAGATTCTTCATCTTTCTCAGAACTTACAAAAGAACCATCTGCAAAACCTGTAATAAATCTACCATCGACAACAACAGTAACTAATTGAGCATCATACATATTGTTTTATTCCTCCTTTAGGCAGCAATTTGCCCTTTGATATTTGCCTCATGAATAGCACCCGCTAATTCAAATGAGAATGATAGGCCATTATAAATACGTTGCGCACGTTCTGCTGCTGGAATTTCTTCACCAGCCTTTGTAGTCACTGTATATAGCGGGTTATTATCCCCATCAGTAGCAATAATGCCCTGAGTGAATCCTTGTTGAAGAACAGTAGTTACAGAGCCATCTAATAAAGCAATTCCTCGTGCATCGAATGATACTTTACCGTTATTGGCAAATGCTTTTTGAATAGACGTTTCAATATTTGTTTTAATCCACGATTTACCGTGCATAACGTCAATATATTCTCCGCTTGCTACGATACCTTCACTTGTTTGAGGAATACCCGCTTTTTTCACATAAGCGATGGCGCCATCCTCATGAATAATTGCAAGCTCATCAGCGTTTACATCGATAGGATTAATACCTTTTAATGTTTTGAATTTCCAAGTGATTGAACCAACTGTTTGACTTCCTGCTTCACCGATTAAAGCGGCTTCTGCATGCTCTTCCTCTGTTGGATGATAGAAATCAATAACATAGTCATAATCTTTGGTTTTGAAAGCATTTCGGCTTGCTGCATCAACAGTTCGCGCTGCAAACATTTTGAATTTCTTACTTTCTACATAATCAGCAATAGCAAGTTGCTCAGTTAGATCAGCATCTGCTGCAATGACAAAGAACCAATCATGATCATAGTATTTAGCAACAGCATCTGCAGCAGTTTCAATTGTTGCTCCTGAAGAACCAACGTCTTCTGCTAAAGCTTGCACTTCACTACCTTCTGTTTCAACATCTGTTCCACTAGTTTCAACATCTAATGCTGCAAAGTTAGCGGGAGCGCCTGTTGAATCATACGTAGCAATCGCAATTGTAGAGGGACGATTCTCCTGCGCAAAAATAGCGGCAGCCTTTTTATATGTGTCTGTTGTTTCAGCGAAATCTACTTTTACAAGATCGATATCACTGTATGTCTTAATAGCACTTGTGCCTACTTTATCAGCTAAAATAAGCGGCTTTCCTAGCCCTACTAGACCAACAGGCTTAATTAAATCAATATTTACACTTACATCTTGTAATGGCACATTACATACCTCCTATATTTTCAATATGTTCAATTTCTTGTTGGTATTGCTCCGCTAAGCGAATTCTTACATCGAACCCTTGTTTGTATTCATAGCTTTCAAGCAAGAATGTTGTCCTGGACTCGATATCTCCCACCTTTAAAACAACAATTTGTTGCTCTTGGAGAAAAGTTCGTCCAAAAAAAAGAAACCATTTATGAATGGTTTTCGCATGCTCAATAGATTCTTCTTCAGTCTCAGCAAAGATGGTAAGAGAAAGTACTTGCTTGTACCGCTCGTCCCTTACAAGATATGACTTATCATCAATCTCCTGTATATATTCACTACCCTGACCTTCTCCACTTCTTATGTAAGGAGAAGTAATCTTTATGGTGCCATATGGTAGAGTAGGAATTTCTTTCGTAGTATCAGCAGGAATAATCAAGAATTGCGTATCTTTTGAGACTCGCTTCCTTACTGTTTCAAGTATACTCATGCTTTACTACCTCCCTTATCACGCCATGCAGCATAGTAAATATAGACATCTGCATAATCACTGTAGTCCTTAAAGCTTTGAATAACGTAGCGGTCTGATTTATATTCAATCTCTTGTTGTAGAGTAAGAGGCTCTAATACATATAACTTCTTATCTTTCACACTATATGTTCCTTGAGGTGCGTATCGCAACTCATCTTCACTAAGCGGAAGGATAATGCCAACCATTTGTTCTGGAACAATCGTGTTCTCTTCATAATCCATCGTTTCTTTATTCCATCCGCTTTTTCCAGAAGGGTTATAAGCAGTAAATTCAACTTGAAACTCTTCTATAAAATCAGCGAATTCAAATTGCTTACTCATTATTCGACCTCATGACGAATAGATCCAACTAATCTACCTGTATCAATAAGCGGATTAGATGAACCTTTTACATTTTGTGTATTAGGAGTATTGGCAGGATCAGAAAGAGAACGTAATTTCTTTTGGATCTTACCCGCTAACTCTAAGCCAATCATATCAGCAAAGACATCAGGAGGAACATTACCAGCAATGACTTGTGGTACCAGATCAGCTATCTTTTTACTAATAGCACCTATGTTCTCATCATATCCAGCGCGGATAAATGACCGCTCAGGAATGGTTACAGACGTTTTAAGCACAAATAGCGGTTCAAACTCTCCATCACCTTTAGGAATGGCTAATAAGTCGGTTCCCTTTGGTCTGAATAAGTTTGGAAAGTCAGCAGCACGTTTTCCTTTAGCTTTAGGACTAATAGGAATGGTAAGCATCTTAGCTTTTTTAGGTCTAATTGTAATCCCGTATTCATGAACACGAGCAATCATAACCATTTCAGCGTCATCATCACCGAATACACCAGCTTTGATGACGGTTTTATTAAGTTTCTGCAGATTCTTACTCAATTTGTCCATGTTATTGGTATCTTTAATGGTCATCTTCATAAGAATTTCACCCTTTTATTTACATAAGGCTTTAACAAACGAGTAACTTCGTTCATTGTTCCACCTTCAAAAAAGGATTTACGCATATCACCAAGAGATTGTGATTGAACATTGCTATTCTCTTGATATGCCTTCACAAGTTTTGTAATAGCCTGTTTAACACCGCCTGGTAACTTTAGCTCATTAGTATCTGGATCAGCAAAACTATCTTTACAGTAATCTTGTACTGCTTCAATAGCATCTTCTAATACAACTTTTAAGTAATCATCTTGCTTTGTATTATCAGCGGGCATCTTTAAGCGAATTTTTAGTTCTTCAAGATTCATCTTTTGCTGGACCTGGTGTATTACTATTTGATGCCTTTTCACCTTCAAATCCCGCTTTTTTCAATGCTTCAATCTCCCGCTTATCCGTAGTTTCATATACTCCATCTTCGAATTGGCATAGCGGCTTATCCTCTTTAACATCCCATACAATACCATGTCCATAAAATTTCACTATACTTCAGCTCCCTTTCTTATTTCATTAATCCTGTATCACGTAACTTTTTAAGTAAATTATTGAAATCTGCTTTAAGCCCTGCTACATCTGCAGCAGTACTATCAGACTGCGAAGGCATTTGAATAACTTGTTTTAATACCGGACTCACTCGATTATCTTTTTGAATGTTTCCCATATGACAACCTCCCTTCTCGAAATATAAAAAGCCTAGTCATAAGAGCTAGACTTTTTATGAGTTAGTTAGTAGCAAGGCCAGTAATAGAACCATGTAAGAACGCTGGTCCGTGATCAAGACCAATTTCACCATAAATTTGCCCTTCTTCTGCTGCACCTGTTTTTGCTAACTCTTCATAGAAAAGTACGCCTTTATCTGGTACAGGTTGGAATACCGGAGCAACATACTCCATATCTGCAAATAAAATCTTATCAGGATCAACAAAGCGGTCCCAAACAATACCGATTTTACCGAAGTCTGTTTCAATTTGGTTAATATTTACGCCTCCAACATTACGATCTTGAGGAGCATATCCATAAATTTCACTAATAACCTGTTTATTAAAAGCATTTGTGAATAAGACCATATTAGAGAATAAAGCACCATTTGTAGCCATTTGACGTAAAAGAGTCTGAATTAGTGTTTTGTTTAGTTGCGCACCAGCAGCTGCAATTGTATTACCCTGTGAACAAAGTGGGAACATACCACGAGTTTTATCTACTTCTGCTCCCGTTGTAGCAAGATTGTATTGTCCGTTTAAGAAAGTCCATTCTGTATCACGAGCCATCTTAGTTAATGCACGGGCAATTTGGAAGTCTTTCTCACTTACGGTATTGCTACGTTGACCAGCTGTATTTAATCCGCTTAAACGTCCGCTATTAGACATTTTACGGTAAGTAACAGAAACTTTTTCTTGGAAAATCTGAGTTA